GCCTGCAACACTTGTTGTGTGTTTGCCACATCTTCTGGAATTGTTTGAAATTGCGTTGTATCAACGTCTATTGCTTCTGCGTCAAGCGTTTGCAATTCGTTTCTCACCTCATTGATTGCGCCTACTATTGTTTTGTCAGTAGTTTGTAAGTCTCCATCGGTTTTATCTTGTTTAAGCGCAAGGTCAATTATTGCTTCTTCTGTGGTCGCTTCGATTTCTTCAAGAGTGTAGCTAACTGGTTCAATAGGCGTAAATTCTGTTGATTTGTTTATTGCTGTCAATGTTAAGGGGGTGAAATTTCCTTGATAGGAAAAATAAACGTATAAATCACAATTGATATCTTTACTCATTCTGAATTTTATATTCATTAACTCCTGCGATTGTTTGAGACTATAGCTTAGCCCAGAAGCTGGGTGAGTGTTTAATATGCAATTTGCAACATATTCAGGACTCGAAAAACTTACCATTCCATTTGTAAGTCTTCCGATTTTAAACCATTTTCCTATATCTTTAGGAATTGCATAAGACCACGAAGGGGGCGAAACTCCTAAATTCTTTTTGCGTACAAATTTGGGTAAATTAGGATTTGCTGCATCGCCCAACATAAACACGTCTGCTTCACTTACCGAATTTGCTTCGGTCATGTCTTGCCAAAATCTCATATTATTAATCTCCTATACTTTTGAATTTTCGTTTAAATAATTTATTTCCTTTATTGCAACAAATAATACCGCTGCATTTCATATATTCAACGGTTTGGCGCAAATATTCACGCCCGATTTTCTCCGCTTCATTTGTATGTCTTACAAGCGTTCGCTCATCTATTGGCTCACTAAATTGCGTCGTTTTCGTTACAATGCCAAAGGCTGTTGCATTTACTTTGTTGTTACGTGCAAAGCGTGCGTACGTTAAATACGACACCGCTTGAATTAATCCTGCGTGCATTTGCGTGCCGCATTGGCAGTCATAATAACCACCATGCAATATATGGCTGTGCGTTGGATTTTCTTCATCAAAATTGGCGTCTAATTCCCTGTAATTTTCTGCGCCTATTGCTGGGATTAATTCCAAATTTTCAACCTCTCTCATATACGGTAATAATCGCTTTTCATCGTCTATATTATCCGCTATCGGTCTCGCCTGTCGTATATGTTCGTATTCTACTATCATTTGTCTATCTTGTTATTTGTGTAACTTAATGGCTCTATTTCAAACGAGTAGTTTGTATTTTCCCACCAGTATTTAAAAATTTGTGTAAATGTACGTTCAATGTCTAATCGCTCACTCTCGATTACAGAATTATAATAATCATATGCATTTGTAACAAGGTCAGCACCGAAATTGCCACCCACGTCCTCGCCTCGTAAAATAGGTGGTTGGTTAAATACCTCGCCAATTGACGATTTCACCGCTTTGCGTGTTTCGGTAAAATCTTTATCGTAGTTATTTGAATTAAAAGCGACAAATTCTGGCTTTTCTTCATCGCTCGAAACTTGTATGTACATTATTTTACAAGCGTTTTCATCGCCCTGAAATTCTTTAATATCGTTTTCAGTTTCGTTTTCTTGCTCGTCGCTCTCATCTACATTCCGCTTGTCTATTATCATTCCGCTTGGCAAGAAATTATTTCGTGTGTTACGGTACGAAACATTGCTCAGCCCTTCTTCGGTACTCATATCGGTCAAGACTGGTGCAAAAATTGGCGTCGGGTATGTTTTCTCGCCCTCGTTAGAGAAGTACAAAACTTGTCCGTTGTAATTTTGAACGCCACCGCATAATTCAAAGCGCTCCGCTAAAAATTGTGGGTCCGGATTGAACAAATCAATAAACGTAATATCGTCTTTTTTGAATTTTTTAAGTTTCGCTTTCCTCTTGCCCCAATCTTCGTGTTCGGCTACACGATTGAAATATCCGTTGTCGTCTAATTTTTCAAAACGTATGTTTTCAAAAGGAATGTATTGTATTTCTGAAATTCTGAAATTTGCGTTATAATTCAGATGCAAAGCGAAACCGCCATACATTGCGTAATCTTGTGAAATTAATTTTGAAAGTAAATCGGTCGTTTGCAATTTTCTGTTTATCACTTTCTCGGCAAGTTGCAAATCTTTAAATCCTTTTCCACCTATAAATTTAGAATAAACATTAACACACTTCTTACCTGTGCCGCTTCCGTTTACGATTTCGTACACGTCTTGCGGATAGTCGTTGCCGTCAGAGTAAGCTTGTATGCCTAAATCCTTTGCATTAACGACTTCATATTGCCTTTGCTTTTTTAGTACCTTTACTTTCATTTTGTGCGCTTTTTATGCGTTGTTTTACTGCTTTTGCTGCTTCGTCCATTAGAACGGTTATACGTGCGCTGTTAAAGCCTTTTTTCACGTATTCCTTGCGTATGTTTGTACGATTTACACCGTTTGCCATTAATTTGGCTATTTCGTCAATCGCTATTTTTTCCTCATTTGTGAAGCCTTTCGGCTCGGTTTCGTTTTCAGCGTCTAAATCTTCTGAATTTTTCATTAAATCCTCGATATTGTCGGGATATTTTGTAAAATATTTCAAAACATTTTTGTTTCGCTTAATGTGATAAATAGAAAGTTCATTACTTACGTTTGATTGAGTCATATTCTTGCTTGCATCAATGTCTCGCAATAATGCGCCTCTTCTCAATTGGAATAGGCATTTTGTTTTTTTCTCGATTGTTTCCATGTTCATTAATATTAATTCAATAAATGCATCGAAATAGCAATTACCGCAGCCACCTAACTTTCTGTTTAATAGGCTACTTGTGAGCGTTTCGATTTCTTTTTTTACTTCGTTATTTTTCAAAAGAAAAGCGGGCAACTCGCGCGCATTGGCGAATTGTCCTCTCAACTCTTTTAATTTTTCAACTCTATTAATCATTGTAGATTAATTTTAAGCTGTTAAACTCTCGATTAGCGCATCGGTGGTCGCTTCGTCTGTTTTGAACACTGATTTTGGCAAACTGCCCTCTTGCGCTTCGTCTAAACTTGAAACAGTAAGCGGATAAACAACACCGTCAGCCATTGCTATTGTGCTTGCACTTTCAGTCAAAACAAGTCCGTTGTCAAATCCGTAAACCTCATATTTTACATCGCCTGCTGCGCCTGTTTCGTTGTTTTTCAAAATACACACGATTTTTGCGCCATCGCCTAACGAGTTCACATATTTTTTTGCATCTTCATTTTTTGTGAAAATGCGTTGTGCAACGGTGTGTACCCACGTATTGCGATACGTTCCAGCCGTGAATGTTGCTCCGCTTTCGTTTAACGATTTGCCAAATGTTGTGAATGTGTACGCAACCGCATTTTCTTTCAAAACTAAATCGGTAATCACATTGTCCTCAACTGTTGATAGCGTTCTGTCGATGTCGCTGTAATTAATTAAAATTACTTCATCTTCTGCGCCTGCTTTTGCTAATGTTCCGCACTCTGCGGCTATCAGCCCCTCTGTTAATTTGCTGCAATCCATAATGTTTATGTTTTACGCTTTGAATAAAACCGCCATTAAATGGCGATTTTAAACATTGCTGGGTTTAATAATTTTGCGTCTGCTTTGCCCATAAGCTCGATATAATTCACACGCTCTTTGTTTTCGTACCAAATGCGCATTTTCTCGAAGCTATCCTCACCGTCTACACCAACTGCCAAAACGTCCTTTGTAACATATATGGCTCTGTGTGGTTGGTTAAGTGCTGCGCCATTATCCTCGTATGCGCCAATCATTTCGTCCCATATAGGCATCGGAATAATCGGAATGCCGTTGTATGTGCTAACTTTTTGACCGCTAACTAAATTAGTGTAAGTGCTTTCAATGTTGAAGCCTTGCAATGAGCGCAAGTAAGCATCATAGAATGATTGGGTACAAACAATCATTGCGTTTTCAGACGAGCGCAATGCTGGATTTGCTCCAAACACTAATTCTGGTAGATAGGTGTCTCGCACGTTGGCGGGCGTTAGTTTTTGCGCTGCGTACGTTGCTCCTGCATTCTCTGTGATTGCAACTCGTTGTTCTGTATTTACCGTTACCTGTGCAAGTAATTGTTTGAAAAGTCCGTCTAAAATGTTGAAATAATCAACATCAACGCCGTCAGTTATTACTCCCCCATCTGTTACATTCTCTGCATCAGTGTCAGAAAACCAAACTAAACGAATGATGAATTTTTTAATTGCAGGAACTAATACTTGCATAATAATTGTATCGTAATCGGTGTCTGCTAAGTCGCTCACGTCTACGTTGTTTTTTAAAGCGTAAACTACCGCTGTGCTTTCGAGGTCTGTCCAGCACTCATCAATGAGGATTTCCCACGATTTTGGTTGCCATGTTACCTTGCGAGAGCCAACAAGCCACTCCTGCGCTGTGGGGTTGCATCCTTGATTTTTCATTCCTACAAGTCCACCCTCGCCAATAAATCCTATTTCCTTATCGAAAACGATGCCAGGATAAATCGTGCATATTAAAGTGATTTCGGGGGCTTTAACGATTTGGTCAAAAATAAGTTCGTTTATATTGCGGATTTTCTCCGCTGAAAACGTGAAATTTGTGAAGTCAATATTTGCTGCCATTTCTTTTTCTCCTTTTTTTTATTTCGCAATAATGCTATTGCTGTTATTTACTTTGTTGTAATTTTCAAGAATTTTCGCTTTGCGTTCTTCTTTTGTTAACTCTGCTGTTACTCGTTTCTGAGCTGATACACTTTTGTTTCGATTGCTCGGTGTGTAGTTGCTTGTGATTTTGTTGTTCATCTCGTTAATGAGGTTTTGCGCCTCTGCGAGTTGAGCCTTCAATTGAGCGTTTTCCTCTGCAAGTGTTTCCGCCTCTGTTGGCACTCCTTCCTCTTCGGTTATGATTTCGGTAATTACACCATCGGCAATAATTACTTTTTGTCCATTTGGAAGTACGAACTCTCCATCGGGAGCTGCTTCCATTCCTACCTCGATTGTATCGGTTTCGGAAGTTGTGGAAAATAGAACGTTTCCGTCCTCATCTGTGAAGTCATAATTTTGGACTTCTTTTAGCAAATCGGCTGTGTTTTTTAACCAGTCTGCAATTCTGTTTTTTAGCGTTACTTTTTCTGCCATTTTTGAATGATTTTTGATTATTAATTTATTTGTGTTATAAGTATTTATTTTTGATATAAATCCGTATTTTTTTAGCTCTTGTGCTGTGCGTTGCTTTTCTTCTCTCATAAGCATTTCTAGAATAGCTCGTTCCGTTCCTGTTCTATTTTCGTATATATCGAGGATTGCCTTTTCCTCTTTCATTATATCGCCAGCGATTTCCAAAATTTCATCAGCTGTGCAAATTCCGCTTACATCGCCACGCACTTTGTGAATTAAAGCTCGTGCGTTTTGGTTTGCTGTGCGGTTTTGTTTTGGTGCTGCGAGGAGTAACACGATAGCCATTGAATGGCAACTATTCTCTATATTGCAATAAATGTTTTTGCCGCTTGTTCTCAAAACATCGTAAATACGCAATCCCTCGCTCACGCTGCCACCGTTGCAATTGATATTAAATTTAAAATCGGTTTCGGCTGTATTTTCAGAAAAGACTTTTAAAACTGTATCGGCATTAAAAGCCATATTTTTAAACCCCCAAAGGGAAAGAAAAGGGTCGTTGCTTTCTATGTCGTTATAAACATTTATCGTTATCATAATGCTTGCAAAAGGTTAATTTTCTTGCAATTTAATATAGTACGATAAAAAAAGTTTGGACGAAACAGTCATAGTTTAAAATTGGGCATAAAAAAAGCGACTTTTTTACGGTCGCTTTTGTCGCTAAATTTTCACAATGTCGCATTTTGTTAATCTTCCATACTGAAAATTTTTTATTTTGTTTACATAAAAATACGCTCCGAAATAGTCTATGTAAATAGGTGTAAAAGGGTCGTAATCCTCTATGTCTTTCTCGGTTAAATAAAATTCAACGTCCTCAACTACTCGCATATCAAACAAAATATTATTTTGCAAAACGCCGTAATACTTTTGTGCAATATTATCGGCTCTCACTGAATTTTGAGCGTTTAGAAAAGGAGAAACATAGCGCAATACGGTTGAATTGCCGTTTAAATCTGGTGTCAATTTAATGGATGTATTTCTGTTTATGTAGTTGTCGGCAAGCAATAGCCTGTTTTCATCTCCATAGTCGTATTCGTGTGTATCTGCTTTTGTGTATCTAGGGATTTTGGCATAAAAATTAATACCAAGCGGATTATAATTACACGCCTTAAAATCTAAATTTATAAACTCGCTTTCTTTTGCAATGCTTTCATCGTTTGCGGGAATAAACGCTTCATCTTTATACTCTATTTTGGAAATTTCATCTGTAGAAATGAAATAAGCGAATTGGTCGTAAACAAATGGTTGTGTAGGCTCTATTATTATTTTGGTTTCTCTGATGTTGTCTTTGTAATAATATACGCTCACGGTGCTGTGTAGATACAAAGCAATTCCCTCCGAAATAGGCGCATATCTCTCATCTCTTTTAATTTCTATTTCTTCGGGTTGGTATTTTATCCAGTTCCGTTGTGCATAATTTTCTAAAACGAATTTCATCAATCCGCTATTTCGTTGCATTTTTGCGCTCCAATCTTTGGCATTCTGCTTTTGCTCAATTACTTTATTTTGCGAATAGGCTTTCACAACTTTTCGCTCCTCGTCAATATCGACGATTAATCCATACACTTGTAAAAATGTTTTGAAATAATCGTACTGCTTTGTTTTCGGCAAATTCCCCTTTAATGGAATAGGGAATCCGTAAAGTGGCTCTTTCTTGTCGCTTTCGGGAGTGAATTCCAGAATGTTCCAAAGCAGGTAGTCGCAAATAATTTCAGCGTTTTCCCCAGATATTTGAATAACCTCGATATATATTTCCTCGCCAATTTCTAAATAAACGGTAAAGTCATCGTTTGAAAATGCAGGCTCTTGAATTTCTACCGTTTTACTGAAAACACTTTCATTTTGCTCCCCCTGTACTTTTTTTATAAAATTGACAGTACAATTTATAGTGTTTGTTAATTTAAGGAAATGAATAAAATAAAAAAATTGATACGTTCCTCTTGCAAAGGCTGTGAATGTAATTGTTTGGATTAATGTATCATTCCAAAAAGCAAGTGGGTTGCTCGAATCTGCTATTGATGGGCGAACAATAGCTGTATTAAATCCATTGCCTTTAATAGGTATCGGCATTCCTCTACTACCGCCAAACTCGATTGCGCTTACATTAAACCAAATCATTCCTGGTTGATAAACGTATCCAATTAGCGTTTGATTTGTAGCTGTATTTCCGATTGCTCTTTCTTTGGAAATGTCAAGACTCTCGCTATTATACATTGATTGAAACG